CGGCTTCATCGGGATTCGCGCGCAGGAAAGCCTCCATCGTTACTGCGCGGTGGCGACGTGGGAAAAGCGTGATCTGATGTTTCAGGGCCAAAGGTGGACAACGAAGATCGTGGCAGACACCTACAACGTCTATCCGATCTATGACTGGCTAACCGAGGACATCTGGCGCTATCACGCGATGTATCCGTACAAGTCACATAACCGCATCTACGACAAGATGCAAATGGCCGGCGTTCCTCTCAAGCATCAGCGGTTGTGTCAGCCATTCGGGGACGACCAGAGACGCGGCTTGTGGCTCTATCACATCCTCGAGCCGCAGACGTGGTTCAAACTCGTGGGCCGCGTCAATGGGGCCAATTCTGGCGCACTCTACATCGAAGAGACGGGGAACATCACGGGATACAACAAGGTTACGAAGCCGAGCAATCATACGTGGCGTAGCTTCTGCAATCTTCTACTTCAGACCATGCCGAAGAAAACGCGGGAGCATTACGTATTCCGCTTCAAGAAGTTCATCAGCGGTTGGCATGATCGCGGGTACGGGGTGATTCCCGAGGAAGCACCGCCCGAGCTTGAAGCCAAGTGTTGGGCGCCCTCATGGCGGCGAATGTGCCGTGTGCTTCTACGAAACGACTACTGGTGTAAGGGGCTTGGGCAGGCCCAGCCGAAGTCCGAAGCGTGGCAACGTTTCCGGGCGATGCGCCATGCGCGTCTCGCCAAGGAGGCATCATGACCATCTGGACGGCGTTCGTGTGGGGCTGCTGTGTTGGCCTGCTCGCCGGCATCTCGCTGACGCTGTGGGTCGGGCTGGCTATCTTGGATCGGAGGGAGAAGTGATCGAGACACCGCCGTTCGCTCGCCGTCTCCAGTTGCTGCGCCCGTACCGGCAGCATCGTTGGCCGATCCTACTCCGCCGCTTTGACCGCTGGTGGATCCGCGCGGAGAACGAGATCCTCGGGACGCTGCTGGTTTCGTTCCTCTGGTGCGCGGTGGCTGCTGTGCTGTTCGTGGTGCTCGCGTGGTAGGCCAAGTGCGGTGGTACGAGGTGGTTGGATTGCTCGCGGCTGTCGGGCTTGCCGTGGCGCTGTCCTGGGCGTGCCAGACGATCAAGCGAGGCTCCCGTGGCTAACCCGCGTGCGCCGTATCTCGCCAGCAAGCCGCAGCTTTGGATCTGCCTCTGCGGCAAGGTGTGGTCGAAGGGCCGGGCGTGCAACGTCTGCCGGCTGACCGAGGCGCAGGCCGACGAACTGAGGCAGAAGAAGTGAGCGCGCAGATGTCGCTCCCCTACCAGCGCCACAGCGACACCTCGATGGAGGCAGCTGTCGCTGCCGAGCTACGCCACGACAACGAACGCTCGCGCGTGCTTCAGTTCCTGATCGAGCGCGGCGGCGCGACGGACGATGAGATCCAAGTGGCCCTCGGCATGAACCCATCGACCGAGCGTCCCCGGCGGATCGAACTAGTGAACCGTGGCCTAGTGCGCGACACGGGACGGACGTGGCCGACACGCACGGGACGGCGGGCTACGGTGTGGGAGGTGGTCAGGTGAAACACCACAAAACATGCACGTGCGGAAAGTCGTTTGTTCCGACGCCAAACCAGCGATACTGCTCCGTTGAATGCCGTGTCAATCACTCATTGGAACAGCAGAGGGAGGCTCGGCGGCAGATTAGGGAGCAAGACCCAAGGCCGACTCTGCGATGCATTTGCGGCACGCAGTTTGTTCCGCTGAAGGGGCGGCAGACGTTCTGTTCTCTGGTGTGCCGGGTGCGCGCAACCATTGATCGCGTAGCTTCCGCGCGAGCAAGCGTGTCGGGCAGGGGCGCCCCTCAAGTGCCGGGCAAATGCCCAGTATGCGAGACGGAATTTGTTGGATACAGGCAACAGAAGTATTGCTCGCCAACGTGCCGGAAACAGGCCGAACTCGACAGTGAGGCGGAAGCGAGGCGGCTAGTGCATTCGCAGATGCTGCCAGAGCGCGAGTGCCAGGAATGCGGGAAAAAGTTTTCTCCCGTAACGAAGCGTAATTGGCTTTGTTCGGCCGAGTGTCGAATTGCCAAGCAGTGGCGCATCGAAAGGGCGCGGGAGCTTAGGAAGTATGAGCGGGCCGCGAGCGTAGATGAAGTGATAAATGCGCTGCCATCCGAGGCGAGATGGCGGGCGCGTCACCCGGAAGGAGACTGGGATTGACCCGCCAATACCTCTGGCAGCTTCGCCAACTCGCTCGCGGCCGGTGCCGGCGCTGCGGCAGGCCGAGGCGCGGGGCGAGCAAGCTGTACTGCCAAGGCTGCCGGCGGCGGGCGAGCGATGAGGCACTTTTGGGCTTGACACGGCGAGCGGAACGTGCCACGATCACAACGGCTCCGCCGGTCGGCAGGCCCCGCCCCGAGAATGAATCGGAGCAGGGGTTGCGGCGAGGGCCAGGCGATGAGGTCGCCTGACATGGGGATCATACACCGATTCTGGAGCAAGGTCGATATCCGTGGCGCGACCGATTGCTGGCCATGGACAGCAGCACGGTTTCCCAGTGGTTACGGTCACTTCAATTCCGCTAGCATTTATGCCCATCGCGTGGCATGGGAGTTAGCGCGCGGCCCGATACCGCGTGGAATGTTCATCCTTCATTCCTGCGATACCCCCCCATGTTGTAATCCCGCCCATCTTTGGATCGGAACCCAAAAAGACAATGTGGCGGATCGAGACAGAAAACTGCGAACGGCAAAGGGGGACAGATCCGGCGCAAGGCTTCACCCAGAAAAGATGCGGCGGGGAGAGCAACATCCAAGGGCGAAACTTACCTCCGATATCGTGGTGAGGATTCGATTGATGGCCAAGGCTGGCCATTCCTATATCGCTATCGCGCAGTGTTTTGGGATCACTGCTGTCCATGCTTCAAGAATTGCAAGGCATGAGTCTTGGAGGCACATCGCGTGAGGCAACGGCTGATCCGTCCCGGCTTTTTCGCCAACGAAGTTTTGGCGTCACTTCCGCCGCTGACGCGTCTCCTGTTCGCCGGCCTCTGGTGTATCGCTGATCGAGAGGGCCGGCTCGAGGACAGGCCGAGCCGCATAAAAGCACAGTGTTTGCCCTATGACAGCACTGACCCGGACGAGCAGTTGGCCTCGCTCGAGTCCAGCGGGTTCATCATCCGCTACTCGGTGAACGGCCAGAAGTTCATCGCCATCCCGAAATGGCATCAACACCAATGGCCGCATATCAAGGAGGCTCAGTCACTTATCCCTGAGCCTGATCCAAGTATCATACTAGCATGGGGAAAGCATAGTGCTAGTAACACAACCTGCCCATCAGGATCTACAGGATCTACGGGATCTACGGTTAAACAGACTTCCGGCGCTTCCGCGCCGGGCGGTTCGACGCCTTCCTCGAGGTCACTCGCCAAGGGGAACGGCGGCGCCCGGAAAGGGCATGACACGCAGCTAACGCCCTACGGGGAGGCATGGATGGAGCGTTGGGGAGCCGAGAGCAAGCCTCCCTACGGGGAGATGGCCCGTGCGGTCAAGGAAGCCGAGGAGAAGGTGGGACCGATGGAGGCGGTTGCCCGCTGGCGCCGCTTCCTTGCGGCTGCTGAGCGTGCGGAGTGGGCGCGGCCGGCTCGGTTCGTCCAGGGGCTAGGGCAATGGGCCGAGGGCGCGGCATCGACCATCGGGCACCGGATGAGCAAGGCCGACCAGATCAGCGAGACGAACAAGCGCGTGCTCGCGGAGTTCGTCGCGGGGAGGAAGGCATGAAGAAACTGCTCGAGGGCCAGTATTGGACGATCTGGTCGTGGGGAATCTGCACGAAGCATAAGACGCATGAGCAAGCGGTAAAGGCCGCGAAGGGATGCGAGCTTCGCGGCGGCCCTCCGCATCGGATCTACTACGTGCGCGAGGTCGTTGTTGCGCCGAAGAGGAAGGCATGATCGCGCCGGAGGCATTTGCGACGGGGCTTCACGCCCTCGCTGTCGCTCACGGGCTGGAGCTGAAGCCGGAGCGCGTCGAGGTCTATTACGAAATGCTCGGGCACTTGTTCACGGCCGAGTCTTGGAGCGCGACGGTACGCGCGTCACTGCTTCAGTCGAGATACTTCCCGTCCATCGCGGAACTGCTCGCTGCCGCTCCCGAGCGCAAGGTGGACGAGACGAAGGTCCGCGCGGCCTATGACGCGATTGTGCGGATCTTTGAGCAGGGCCTCGGCATCGACTCGCGGGCGCTACGTGAAAGCTATGGCGAGCCTGCGGCGCAAGCGTTCGCGGCCGCTGGTGGCGTCCAAGCGTTCTCCTGGTGCGAGCCCTCGAGCGAGCCGTTCCGCTGGAAGGCATGGCGGGAGGCGTGGCTCAGGGCGGAGAAGGACGCCGTTGCTGCGCTGCCGGTGGCGGGCGAGCAGAGGATGCTGCGGTGAGGGAAACCGTGTGGGCCTCAGTCCGCGAGGCTGCGATCTACGAGTCCGTAGTGCTCGACAACCCGCGCAAGCCTGGCGAGGGCGCGATGAGTTACATCGTGCGGCTGGCGGAGTTGGCGGCGGTGGAGATAGCGAAGCGCGGGCGGAACGAGAGGGGTGAGTTATGAGCGGCTGGACGCCGGAAGCGGAGGAGCGGCTGCGGAGAATGGCCGACGATCTATATGCCTTCCCCACAGAGTCCTGCGATGAGGCACTCGACGCTTCGGCCATCGAGGCTGCGCTCGGGGAGATCCGAGAACTGCTCAAGCAGATCAACCAAGAAAAGGCAGAGCGCATCAAGGCCGAGAAGTACGCGGCTCGCTGCGATGAGGCAAGGCGAGAGGGGTTGCGGGAGATCGAGCGGCTGCGGGAGGAGAACCGCAGGCTTCGCATCGACGAGGCTGCTCTACGTGGCGCTCTCGGCTACGAAGTGCATGCGGACTATGACGGGCGCATGTCGGACGGTACGCGCCCCGTGTGCGGCTTCTGTACTCCACTCAAGGCTGAGATCGAGCGGCTGCGGGAGGAACAAGGCGACCTACCCCGTGCTCGCATGGCACTCGACCATGCGCGGGATCGCATCGCCGAGCAGGAAGCCGAGATCGAGCGGCTGGAAGGCGACATAGTACAGGCGTTCGACAAACGTAATCAGCTTGAGGCCGAGATCGAGCGGCTGAGGGGCGAGGTAGATCCACTGAAACCGTTGCTCAACAGGAACGCGGCTCTCCGCTCCCTGCTGAAGCGGTGCCTCACCGTGGCATTCCGATATGCGCTGATTCACGGAGCTGCCGACGCGCCTGCGCATCACGAAACGGAGCGTTGTGACCTGTGTGATCTGGCGCGACAGGTCCGCGCCGCACTCGGGGAGATGGAGCGATGAGTGAATGCGTCCGACTCATCTTGGCGCGGACCAACCAAGTCGGCCCGAACGACTACGAGCGGGAGTTCAAGACCTTCGATCTGCCGCTCGATCCCCTGCTGCGGTATTTGCTCAACGACGACCCGCGTGGACCGTTCTCCATTGCAGGTGTCGAGCATCGGAGGGAGGTGAAGCGATGAGCAAGGCTGACCATTACCTCAAGCCGTGGGTGCTCACGTTGACCTGCTGCGGACGAGACGACGGTACTGCGCGCTTTGCCACCAGCGAAGAAGCCGACGCCTTTCGTGAAGGGTACACAAGCGGGCCGGGCGTAGACCCGCACGGGTACTCGGGAGATGGCTACAGCGGGCACCGCAGAAGCGCCGTCAAGTCCTACGTGCCACTCGGGGAGGTGGAGCGATGAGGCTATCTATGGTCTGGTACGTGGAGAACGGCTGCGAACTCCAGCGACCCGATCCGACGTTGCTCATGCTCATCTACGCAAGCACGCACGGACAACCGTGTAACGGCTGCAACTGCAAGTCAACGTGCCCTGCGTGGCCGAAGGTGCGCGCGGAAGTCCCCGGGGAGGTGGAGCGATGAGCGACCCCACCACCCGCCTCCGCGAGAGGATCGCATTCGCAAAGGCGCGCCACTACCGCCACGGGGCAGTCGCGGGCGAAGACTACTGCCCCATTTGCCGAGAGCAGTGGCCTTGCGAAACGCGGCGCTTCGCCGACGCGCTGGAGGAGGCACTACGGCAGATCGAGGCTCTCAACGCGAACCTGCTGTTTACTTCGGAGGAGTACAAGCGAGGCGACATCTTCCCGATCCTCGCCAAGCTGGAGGGACGCAATGGATGACAGGCTGATGGCCAAGATCGAGGAGGCCCGGCTCTGGCACATGCCGTATAAACATGCATTTCACTCCAAGACGGTCTGCCAGTGCGGAGCACGCGAGTGGCCGTGTGTGACTCGGCGTGCCCTCGATGCGCTGGAGGAGAGCGAGGCTCGGGCGCAGAGGCTGATCGAGGCGGGGGACAATAGGGCGTGCTCGTGTGGAAAGCGTAACGGGATCGAGCCAATGTGCGGAGGCTGTGCCGTGTGGGAGCAGGCCAAGTCCTCCCGCGTAGCCGAGGTGCTGGAGGGGAGAGATGGCTAGGAAGCCAAAGCCGATCAGCGTCACGTTCCCGTCGCTGGAGGACTACCGCGCCATGATCGCTTTGGAGAGATCCAAGGGCATCCTCCACGGCCTGAAGCTGGCGCTGAGGAGTGCGGAGATCGAGCGGCGTGCGTGGGTTGGGCATCCCACCGACCCATGGGTAGCCGACGTGATCGGCAACGTCTCGGTCCGCATCCGCCGCGCCATCAAGCGCCGCAAAACCCCTTGACACGCATGGTACAATACTCCCGGCGTCAGAATGGGGGAATCCGCATGACGCAGGCGTCCCCGGCGTGACCGTCAGCAGGAGCGGCGGCACAGACGGCGAGGACCACGGCCTAAGCTGGCGCGGGCCGTTCCTGTCCCTGGAAAGCGCGCTGATCTGCGCCGCCGCTCCTGCTGACGATCCCCAAGCACACGCCGCGCAGACGCCAACCGGCGCGTGCCCCGCGAGCGGTAAAGCCCGCTCCACGCCCCACGATGCCCCAGGAACGCAAAACGCCCCGGAGTTAGCCCTCCGGGGCGTTGACGTTCCGGTGGGCGCGCTAGAAACTGGCCTCGCGCAGCAGCTCGGGCGCCCATCCCGCGAAATACCGTCCGGCCGACTCATCGACGCCCTGCAGCATCTGAGATCCGTCACCCTTGAGCAGCACCATTACAGCGCCATCGGAGCCGATGCGGACGGCCCGGCCGCCCCGGCTCTTGTAGCGTCGGAGTACGTACTCACGCAGTCTGCGTCGCTCGCTCTTGCTCATGGCCCTGTCCCCTCAGTGGCTCGCGCAGTCGCCCGCGCAGTACGTGTGGCAGCGGCGGCACGCGGCGCTCGGCACGGTCGCGCCCTCGGGGTAGATCGCGATGCCGTGCTGGTCGACCGTGGCCGTCCAGTCCAGCGGCAGTTTGTCGCGGAGGATGCTCGCGCACCCGTCCTCGATCTGCTCGCGGCTGATGTTGATGCGGTAGCCGCCCTCGACGGCTCGGAGAGAGGCAACGTCCAAGTAGGACCCCTCTACCGCCGCCCTGATTTCGCTCTCCATCTTGGCCTCCATGACTCCAATTTAGGGTGCGTGCGCTCGCATGTCAAGGGAAAAAGCGCACGAACGCACGAATTCCAGAAACTCAATTTCGTCAACCTCGCCATTCCAGAGCAGCCTTTGCGGATGCATTCCCGCAGCGTTCGTCTCGAGACCGACAGGCGCCCGGCTCGCTGGCTGCGGGGAGGTGTGAATAAGCGCCGGCATAGGCCGGAAGGCAACCTAGTTCGCATTGGCTGCTCTGGGGCGGCGAGTTCGAACGCTTTGCTCGCCTTGTCACGCTGTCCAGTTTTCAGACAAGTCTGGAATCTGGAATCCAGACGAAACGGTTTCGCGTGACGGAGCAGCAGTTTCGCGCAGCGTTCCCTCGCGCAAGTGTTGCGCTCATGTACAAGCCAATGGCCGACGCGATGCTCCGCTTCAGCATCATCACGCCGAGGCGCTGCGCCGCGTTCGTGGCTCAGGTCGGTCACGAATCGGCCGGCCTCACGATCTGGTCTGAGCTTTGGGGGCCGACCGAAGCGCAGCGAGGCTACGAAGGACGCGCGGACTTAGGCAACGTACAGCCGGGCGACGGCAAGCTGTTCCACGGCCGAGGCCCATTGCAGATCACGGGCAGAGCGATGTACCACGACGCAGGCCAAGCGCTTGGCGTGGACCTCGAGGCCGACCCTGACGCAGTGTTACGCCCCGGGCTAGGCTTCGCCATCTCCGGCTGGATATGGCGCCTCAAGGGCTGTAACCCGCTCGCGGACCAGCATAGCCTCGAGGGAATCAGGCAGATCACGCGCCGGATCAACGGCGGGATGAACGGATGGGACGACCGGCTGCGACGCTGGCGGCTGGCGTGCGCTATCTGGGATCTCCCGATCTTGCACGAGGCTGAGGCATGACGACGCCAACCATTGGCCTAGCCGCTCGCGTCCTCGAGGGCGGCAAGCTGTACGAGACTGACACCCCTTCCGGGCCGATCAGGCGCTTTCTCGACTCCCGCATCCAAGCGGACTTGGACGCTGCGCTCGCTACGGTGCCCGAGGGCAGGCGCGGGGCGGCGGTAGGGCATCTGGACGGGACGGGCGCCAGTCTCTCGCTAGCGGCGCGCATAGGCGACCACTGGAGCATTGCAGCGGCGTGCTACAAGCCGTACTCGGGGCCGCTCGACGCCGAGTTGGCCGTGCGTTTCACGTGGTAGAACAGTTCCGCATAGCGAAACGGGGGACGGCATGAAGCAGTTTAGCTTTGGCGTGCAGTGGGTCGCGGGTCTGTCCACGCAGGGAGAGGCTACCGGCTTCACCTCGGGCGGCGTACCGTGGTCGGTCTATTTGGCCGGCGGCCACAACGCGCTCAACTTCGACGGCAAGGACCGTGTCAAGTTCGACTCTAGCCCGCCCGATGAGATCGTGGGTCAGCCTGTGGTGTGGACGGTCGAGACTGCCGGCTGCACGCCGTGGTTGATCGGTCCCGCCGATGAGCACGGCGACCCGCTCGAGGAAGGTGGCGAGGGCGGCCCGTTCCCGTTCTCTCAGGTCCCGAACGCCTATCGAAGCTCCAAGGGGTTCTGCATCACGCTGCGGCCGGGGGGCAAACTCCCTCGGCGCATGACGCTCAAGGTCAGCGTTCGCTGCGGCGATTGGGTCGGGATCGACGGCGAGACGGGCGAGGAGTTCTCGCTGGTTACGTGGGGATGAGCGGAGGCTGGCGCTGTCCGGGTTGTGGGCGCTGCTATGCGCCATGGGTAGAGTTCTGTAAAGCATGTCTGCCCGTAGTCCAGGGTGGATGGCAAGGGAGCGCAGCAAATCCGGTTCCCCCTACGTGTCTGGGCTGTGGCAAATGGCCCTGTGACCACTCGACCACGGGTTGTAGCCCGTTGGTGCTCCTTTCGTGACGTTTCCGTATCTCGGCAGTGTCGCTAGTGCCGTGTTCTTCGGCCACCTCGCTTTGAGGTGGTGGAAGGGAAGGAAGCGATGACCTGGTTCTTAGCCAACAAAGCGAAGATCGGCGCCCTGCTGCTTGCACTGGACGCGATCATCAAGGCCGTTCCCGACGCGCCGCCTTGGCTTGACCAGGTTGTGCTCGCCTTGGCGACGTTCTGCCTTGGTAGCGGGATGGTCAAGTCCGATTCGTACTATGCGCCGAAGCCACCGTCGCCCCCGAACCCGTGAACGGCGGAACTGCGTTAGCCAGCGATATGGCCTTTCTCATCGCTGGCGTTGGGGCGGGGATCATCCTCGCGTCTTGGTTCGCCGGCTCATGGTTCCGGCGTGTCGAGGGCGCGGTGGATGCGACCCACAACCTAGCCAATCGAGCCGAGTCCAACGCGGGGCGGATAGCGGCGCTCGAGAACCAACATCGGGAGTTCCGCGAGCACTTGACAGGTCGGCTGGACGACTTGCAAGACTTGCTCAAGCGGATCCTCGATCACTTGTTGACGGAGGGCGGGCATCGTGGAAAAGATTGAACTGAACTGCCCCGCGAACCTACCGGATTGTGAGATCCGACAGGCCGCAAGGATTCAGGTAGTCATGCTCGAGGCCAAGCTAGGGCTTTTGCAAAGAATGGCTCAGGACGTGCTGGCGCTCGTGTCAAAGCAGCAGCCGGCGGGAGGGGATCGATGAAGAGACTGTTACTGCTGTGCGTGCTGCTTGGGCTGTCGGCCCCGGCTGCGGCGCAGTGTCCCGGCCAGCTTGCGCCTGCGGTGGCGCTCGGGTACGAGGCGCTGACCGTCTCTACCACGGCGTTGCAACTGCACTTGGGCACGGGGAACTTGGCGACCGCGTACAGCAACGGCGTCGACTACGTTGTCGGCAACATGGTCTCGAGCGGGACCACGAACTATCTGTGCCTGGCCGCGAATGGACCTAGCTCGACGGTCAAGGCCGTGACGGATACAGCCTACTGGCGCGTGATTACTGTGGACCCCACAAAGAAGCCGGTCGTTGCCTACGCCACGCTTGAGACTGCGGACCTCCGGTTCCTGGCTGATGGGACCACGCCCACGTCTGCCATTGGGCTGTATTGGGACCAGTCGTCTCAGCCGGCGCTGCTGATCTGCGGCGAGGACTCGATCAGGCGGATCAAGTTCATCCGGGCCGGCAGTTCGGACGGCGCGTTGAAGGTGCAGTACTACGCTGCGGCGCAGTGACATGAAGCGCCTACTTCTGGCGTGCGCGTTCCTTGCGGCTCCGTCGTTTGCCTCGGCTCAAGCGATTCTGCTTGGAGGCGGCGGTGGTGGCGGGGGCGGGATGACCATCGGTGATGCCGTGTCGGGCGGTACTGCTACCCGCGTGCTGTTCGTGGACGGCTCGGGGAATCTCGGGCAGGACGCGGATCTGACGTTCTCGACCGACACGCTGACAGCTACCAAGATCATCGGCTCGACTTCGATTACGGACAGCGGGCTCACGGCGACGCGGGTTGTATTCGCGGGGGCTGCTGGATTGCTGTCGGATGATTCGGACCTCACGTTTGCGACCGATACGCTAACGGCGACCAAGATCGCTAGCACCACGTTTACCGGAGCGGTCACTATCGACGGCTCGGCCGATGCGATTCAGTTGAAGGTCCAGGGGCATAGCACGCAGACCACGCAGCCCTTTGTGGTGGAGAAGTCGGACGGGACGGACATTTTCTCGATCACGAATGACGCGCTGGCAACCACGTTGACCTCTACGGCGCTGACGGTGGGTGCAACCTCGAGCGCGACGCCAACCGATCTTGTGATCGCGGCTCAGGATGGAGTGGGGACAGACATCAGCGGGGCGACGTTCTACCATGACGCCGGCAGACCCACGGGCGCCGGGAATGGTGGCTCGCATATCTTCAGGACGGCTCCGACCGGTGGCGCGGGAAGCACTCCCGGCACCCTGACGAATCGCTTTGTCATTGACGACGAGGGAGCGATGACGCTCTCGGGGCCGACCTCCGTGGCTAGCATCGCAGCGACCGGGGTTCCGCTGACTGTGACGGGCTTCGGTGGCGGATCGGCCAAGACGCTGGTGGTCAACAACGGGACGAGCACGGGAGCAATTGCGGAGTTCCAGGACAACGGAACGCCCACGGTGACGGTCCCGAACGGCGGCGGGCTATCGGTCAACACTACGGCGGCGGATCAGTTGTTCTATTCCAAGACCGTGACGCTGACCGAAGGCGGAGCGGCCGAACTGGTCGCCACGTTCACGTCCACGACGACCAACTCGTTCGGTGTGGAGTTCTCGTACCGGGTTCACGCGAAGGACGCGACGCCGGATTACGCCATCCGGCAGGGGTCTTTCCGCTTTGCGTGTGTGAACAATGCGACGACCGTGACCTGCGCCAAGGATGCGACGAACGAGACTGACGACGAGTCGGTCATCATCAACACCTCGTCCAAGACGCTGACCTACGCCATTGCGCTCGACGTGGCGACAGCGAACGTGGCGAAGGTGACGTTCGACATCGACTCGGACATGACGGTCAACGGCGCATACATCACTTGGACCGCGATTGTTCACGGCCCGGTCACGGTTAGCTAGGGGGAATTCGATGAAGCGACTGATCTTTGCCGTTCTGGTGTTGCTGGTGGCGGGCGTGGCCTCGGCGCAGGAGACGTACAGCATCGACCTCACTGCGCCCCAGGTAGCCTCTCTCAACAACGGGCGCCTGTTGATGAACCGTGCAACGTGCATGGCGAAGGGACTCGCCTACGACTGCACGCAGGCTCAGGCGTGTGTGGCCTACAACGCCGAGGGCGGAGCAGCTTGCACTGCGGCTCAGGCGAACGCTGCCGGATGCCGGATCTACGCGGGTACGCTCGCGGGACGCCAGGCGTTCATTGGGTTGGTTCTGGTTAAGGGACCGCTGGCTTCGTACGACGCGCAGACGATCCAGCTAGACGGGGACGATGCCCGAGCATTCTGTAGGTCTGCCACGCAGGCGCAGCAGGACGAAGTGTGTGCGGCGTTCGGCAAGTCTGCCGGTTGCTTCGTCTGCCTCGCTTGGAGGTAACGTGCGGAAGCACGTCTGCCCTCGCGGCGCGCAGTGCTCGCGGTGCTACCGGCCGAGCAACCGTGAGTCGTGGTGCGCGGGCTACCGGGCTGCGATGAAGGAGATGAAGAAGTGAAGCGCCTACTCCTCGCGCTGCTGCTGCTCCCCGCGCTGGTCAGCGGGCAGACGATTACGGGGCCGGTCAAGATCACTTCCGCATGGATCATGGAGCGAAGCGGCTTAGTCGGATGGTGGCATCTTGACGAAGGATCGGGGACGATATTCCGCGATTCTTCCAGGCGAGAATTCCACGGCACGCTGACCGGTTCTCCGGCGTGGGACACGACCACGCAGAAGATCGGTACGGCCGCCCTGATCCTGAACGGATCTAGCCAGCGAGCCACGACGAACGCGAACTTCGTACGGCTCACGAACAACATGAGCCTCGCCTTCTGGATCAACGCGAGCGCGTCACAGGTAGCGGTTGCTACGGTGCTGGTGCACATCGGGGCCAATTCAAGTCCGATCAACGGAGGCTGGGCCTTCTGTCAGACCGGAGCCGCCGACCGCACGAAGTATCAGTTCAACTGGACAACTGGTAGCCTCGCAGGTGAGAACACTAGCTCCCAGGACTTCGTGATCCCATCCGCAGCTTGGCACCACGTTGCAGTAACCAAGAGCGGAACTAACGTCAAGATGTACCTCGACGGGAACACGACTCCTGTCGTGAACTACACAGGCACCACGGCGACGATTTTCTACGACGGGGACGCTACGTTCAGCATGGGATGGTGGCCCACAGGGTCAAATCGCTACTGGGCTGGAACGCTCGATGACGTGCGGATCTATGCCTACACCTTGTCCGCAGCGGAAGTGGCGGAAATCTACGCCTGGAGACCGTGATGCTCTCCCTACTCCTCGCCGCCGCGCTGATGGGGCCTCCGTGCGAGAAGTACCCCTGTTCATTCCCATCCCCTGACGGCTGCAATACCGTTACCTGCGAGTACGAGGGAGGTGGCTGCACTTCTACGCTGGTCTACTGCTCCAAGACGGAGGTAGTTGGGCCGGCGCAGTATCAGCCTCCCGACACCGACCGCGTGGTGCTCATCAACCTCGCAGACCGCATGGCCGACCACGGCTGGTGGGTAGGGATGGCCTCCGCCGCCGACCTCGGCACCACCGGATGGGCGCTGCACAAGTGTCCGACGTGCTACGAGCAAAATCCGCTCGGCGTGAACGTGGAGTCTCGCATCGCCCTCAAGCTAGCCGCCATGACAGGCACGATGGGCGCGATCTGGAAGCTGGAGAAGAGCGGCCACTCCAAGGAAGCCAAGATCGCCCGCTGGATCTACGTGGGCGTATGCGCGGGGCTGGCCGTGAATAACAGCGTCCACGCGATACGGGGGAAGTGATGCCTTGGACGGCGAAGCAGGTTCACACGTTCCGGGCTCTTGAGCACGGCTGGAAGCCGAGCAAGGGCAGTCTGGGCGACCTCGCGTCCCTCGGCGCTAAGAAGCTTGGCGAGATGGCCGACGAGGGCGTGAAGAAGGGCAAGAAGCGCAAGTGAGCAAGGAAAGTATCGCAGAGGCTAGGCGCCAAGGTCGCCTACTGCGGCGCGACTTCAGGGTCGAATCTCAACGGCTCATGCAGGAACTGCGCGAACTTGGCGAGAAGGACAAGAAGCGCAAGTAATGCCTCGCGGTGGCGCTCGTCGCGGAGGTGGTCGGCCACGGGGCAAGGTGGTTCGCCCGCCCGGCGTGTTCGCGGAGTCCCAAGCACTCAAACTCAAGGCGCGGGACAAGCTACGCAAGCAAGTCCTCGAGAAGATGCCCGACCTTGTGAGCGCGCAGATCGAGAACGCTCTTGGGCTCAAGTTCCTTGTCGTCCGGTCGAAGAAAAGCGGGAAGTTTGAGCGCGTGGTGGAGACGCCGGAGAAGCTCAACACCGAAGAGGAAATCATCGAGGTATGGGCGAAAGATCCGTCCATCCAAGCGTTCACGGACCTGATGAACCGCGCGATAGATAAGCCCGCAGAGCAGGAGCCGACTGTTCCGTTCCCGGTGAATCTGGTAGTGCGTTGGGCTGATGAGTAAGGGCGAGGTTGTCGTCACGATCCCGTACAAGCCGCGCCCGCAGCAGCGTGCGATCCATGACCTATTCCGCAAGGGCGCCCGGTTCGGCGTGCTGGTTTGTCACCGCCGCTTCGGAAAGACCGTTTTGGCCGTGAATCAACTGATCCGGGGTGCGATTGAATGCAAGAAGGATCGGCCTCGCTTTGGTCTGATCGGGCCGACGTACTCGCAGGAGAAGTCTGCCGCGTGGGATTACCTCGTCCACTACTCGTCTCCGTTCCCGGGCGTGAAGGTGAACCAGTCCGAACTGCGCGTGGACTTCCCGAACGGGGGCCAGGTCCGCATCTACGGCGCGGACAACCCGCAGTCGCTGCGCGGGCTGTACTTCGATGGCATCGTGCTAGACGAGGCTTCGCTCATGGCGCGGAACGTCTATAGCGAGGTTCTGCGCGCGACACTGGTTGACCGGCAGGGCTGGTCCATGTTCTGTGGCACGCCGAACGGGCGGGACAACGAACTCTACGACCAGATGCAGACCTCTCGGGCGCGTGAGTTCGCGGGAGACGCCGATTGGTTCTTCCGCTCCTATCCCGCCTCGGAGACGGGGCTAGTCCCCGAGCAGGAGCTAGCCAAGGCCCGCGCCGTAATGACACGCGATGAGTACGCGCAGGAGTATGAGTGCTCATTCGAGGCTTCGGTCAAGGGCGCGATCTACACCCGCGAACTCGAGGAGTGCCGCGTTGCCGGGCGGATAACCTCGGTCCCCTACGATCCCGCGCTGCCGGTGGACACGGATTGGGACCTCGGCATCGGGGACGCGATGGCCGTCTGGTTCTCGCAGTCGCTACGGTCGGGCGAGGTGCGGCTGATCGACTACTACGAAGCCTCCGGCGAGGGCTTCCCGCACTATGCCACGATGCTGCGCGGGCGCGGGTATAGCTATGGCAAGCATTGGGCTCCGCACGATATCCAGGTGCGCGAACTGTCCTCGGGCCGGTCGCGTCTCGAGGTGGCACTCGCCCTCGGCATCCGCTTCGACCAGCACCCACGCATCCATGACGCGATGGCTGGAGAAGTGGAGGAAGGCATCCACGCCGTTCGGATGCTACTTCCTCGCTGCTGGTTCGACGCGGAGAAGTGTAAGGCCGGGCTCGAGGCGCTGATGCACTACCGCCGCGACTACAACCAGCGTCTCAACGAGTTCAAGGCGACGCCCGTGCACGACTGGGCGAGCCACGCGAGCGACGCGCTCCGAGGGCTTGCGGTGCGGCATCAGATTCCGCGCGAGCAGAAGCGCGCCGAGGTGCCGCCGATGCCGGCGGCGTGGGGCTGGTCATGAGCGACTACCGCCTCCAGGTCGTCTACAAGCAAACCGGCGAGATCGTGAAATGGAGGGCCGGCAAGGACGGCATCGAGACGGACATGGTTGAGGACGTGTGCGCGAGGCTGGCGCAGCGGCCGATAGGGCTGCTGACGGGCAAGGAGGCCGTGCTCCGGGCAGTCCGTGAGGAGTTAGGCAAGGTGCTCTGGGACCTCAAGGCCAAGGTGACGCGGTGACACTGCTCCGCAACAACCCCGACGAATACCCACAGCAGTACGTGCAGTCCGCGTCGCTGATGCACTTCTGGGACATCGGGACGCTCGAGTGGGTTCCGGGGACGCAGCCTCATGGTGCGGTAGGTGTGTCCGTAATGGTCCCCGATGGATCGGACGTTGCCGAGGGCGCGACGACGGACACGGAGTCGGCTTCGGGGAACGGCTCAGTCGTGGCGATCCTCAAGCGGCTGCGGACGCTGCTGAACGGTGGCTTGCCGGCGGCGCTCGCTACCGGAGGCGGGCTCAAGGCCACGATCCAAGACACGGCCGGGAACGCCATAGGCACCTCGGACGCGGCAGATGGGACGAAGCATCTCAACGTGGCGGCAGTGCAGACAGTCATTGCCGACGCGAACAACTCGAGCACGACCAATCTCGCCGCCGGGAATAGCTACACCTTCACGGGGACCAAGACCTCGACGCTCGGCGTGGCCGGCATCCAGGTATCGCTCTTGGCTGATAAGAACTGCATCATCAAGGTGCAGCAGTCCCCGAACGCCACGCCGAACTGGGACTTGTCCGACACCTACTACTACACCGCGAACTCCAACTTCGGCGTGACAGTCCAGGCGATCAGTAGCTACGTCCGTGTGGTCGTTACAACTATGTCGGAGACGACCACCACGTTCCGGCTTCAGACGGCGCTTTGTCCCGTGGTCGAGGCCGTTCCGCGCTCCTTGGACGCGCAGGGGAACCTCAAGGTCTCGGTCCAGGGCGACAACTTTGGAAACGGGCCGGCAGCGTTCACGCCCAATCAGGAGCTACAGACCTCGCCCCGGTATCGGTTGGTGGGGGCGCAGTTCGAGGGCGGGACGCTCGATCCTAACTTCTGGCTAACCTCGGTTTCGACCGGCACCGTCACCATCTCGGGGTCGAACGTCGAGATCAAGAGCGGGACTGCGAACGGGCACTATGCCCGCCTCTACTCCAAGCGTGCGGCTCGGTACGTCTCAGGCGCGACCAACAAGTTCCGGGCGCACATGCGGCTCGGAGACACTGGAACGGCGAACGTCAAGAGGCGGTGGGGCGTGGCTGCGGCATCGTCCGCGATGCCCACGATCACGGACGGCGCGTACTTTGAACTGGACGGGACCACGTTCTCCGTGGTGACGCTCAAGACAGGCAACGAGACGCGTGTGTCCTCGGGATCGTTCAACGGCCAGCTTGGGTATACCTACGCTCCCACGACCAATAACACAGTTTGGGAGATCCTGCTCACGAATGGGTCGTTTACCTTCGCCGTGGGCGGGGTTCCGCTGCACAAGGTCACAGGCTCCACGACGACGCTGACGGATACGGTTCACTTCTACGTCTGGATGGACGTAGTGAACTCGGGCAACTCCGCTGCGGTGTCGTACTTCACGCGGACGGCGCATATCGCCCGGTTGGGACAGCTCGTTACGCAACCGGTCTATTACAACTTCGCGGTGGGCCAGACAGCGGGCGTCGTTCTGAAGTACGGCCCCGGGAACGTGCGCGGCATCGCCATCAACAGCGTGTCCAATAACGCCGTGGTAACGCTGTACGACGCGCTCGCTTCTACGGGTGCGGTTCTGTGGACGAGTGGGTCGATGGGTGCGCTGACGACGCCTTTCGACATCAACCTACAGGACGCGGCCTTCACAGTTGGGCTAACCTTGGTCGTCGCTACGGCTAACGCCGGCTGTACGGTGGTGTACGAGTAATGCCAAAGCCTCCTGACGCTGGCAAGCCTCCGAAGCCGGAACCGCCGCCCGAAGTGCCGGAACAGGTCCGCGCACTGCTCCAGGCGTCAGTGCTCGCGCATCGCCACGCGCAGCGGATGCGGAAGGATCATGACTGGACGGGGGCGCGGCTCAAGATCGAGGAGGCCAAGGCGCTACGTCAGCAGGCGCACGAACTCGATCCCGACCGATGCTGCCCGCCGTGGCAAGTGGACCAAGGATTGACGCCGCAAGGCTACGACACGCATATCGAACTGATGCGGTTCTATGAGCGGTATCTGCTCTAGGAGTCCTCGATGGATGTGAGAAAGACGGACCACGACAAGATCCTCGAGGAAGCCAAAAAGCGTTTCAAGTGGGCTACCGAGGCGGACCAGCGCCAGCGCGAGCGGGAGCGCGAGGATCTACGGTTCCAGGTCCCTGAGATGCAGTGGGACACGGACGCGCAGCGCCAGCGCATCGGAACCGCCGTGGCCGGCGTGCCCATTCCGCCCCGGCCGATCCTGTCAATCCCGAAGCTGGACCAGCCGGTGCAGATCATCCTCAACCAAGAGCGGGCGGCGCATCTCGGCGTCAACATCCATCCGCTCTCGGAGGACGCTGATGACGACACGGCGGAGGTAATCCAGGGGCTTTATCGCAAGATCGAGCGTGACTCTCGAGCGGGGCTGGCACGGACTTGGGCGTTCGAGCGCGCCGTCAAGGCCGGGCGTGGAGCCTATCGCATCGACACCGAATGGGACGAGGAGGGCGGAAACGAGTTCGACCAGAAGATCGTCATCCGCCGGCTTCTGTATCAGGACGCGGTGTACTTCGACCCTGCGGCCCAGGAACCCGACTACTCTGACGGCGAGTGGGCGTTTGTGACTTCATGGGTGCCGAAGGATCGGTTCACGCGGCTGTATCCGAAGTCGCAGCTTTCGCAGCTTGCCGATAGTGACTTCGCGGACTTGGTACGGGATGAGCCGAACTGGATCAAGGGTGACGGCGACGAGCGCGCGTTCCTGGTCGCGGAGTACTTCCGCGTGGAGTACGCCGAAGAGACGCTGATCTACCGGGACGGCAAGGTGGTCGTTAAGGAGGAGCTCGAGGAAGGCGAGGAGCAAGCCGACGTAGTGCCCGAGGACAAGGAGCGCATCCACAGCAAGAGGAGCATCCGTTGGTTCAAGGTCACGGCTCACGAAGTCCTAGAGGAAGCCGAGTGGAACGGGCAGTACATCCCACTCGTTCCCGTGATCGGGCGCGAACTCCAGCCGTTCGACGCCGAGCGCCGATGGGTGGGGCTGATCCGTGGCGCGCGGGACGCTCAGCGGCTTTTCAACTACGCGGCATCGTCTGCCGTGGAACTGGCGGCGCTCGAACCCCGCGCCCCTTGGATTGTGGCTGAAGGACAGATCGAGGGATACGAGGCCCTCTGGCAGCAGTCGAATACGCGGAACTTCCCCGTGCTGATGTACAAGGGCACGACTATCGCCGGCTCGCCGGCTCCGCCTCCGCAGCGCGTCCAGGTGGACGTTGGGCGGCTTGGCCCGTCCATGGCACTGCTCCAGCAGGCCGACGAGTTCATCCAGGCGTCAACGTCCACGTTCGACCCCGCCCTCGGAAACGTCACCGACCGCGCCAAGTCTGGGAAGGCCATCATGGCGCTCCAGTCCCAGACGGACGCGGGAACCTCCCACTATCTGCACAACCTGGCCGACGTGAGCATGAGCTACGAGGCCAAAGTGATTTTGGACCTGATCCCCAAAATCTACGACCGGCCGGGGCGGATCGCGCGGACCTTGGATTTCGAGGACAACACCTCCGAGGTGATGCTCAATCAGCCCTACGTCGAAAACCAAGACACGGGGCGCCCGCAGCCGGTGCAGATCCCCGAGGGGGTTCCGAAGCCGCCTAACGTGAAGCACTACGACCTCGCTCGAGGCCGCTACGGCGTCAACGTCACTATCGGGAAGTCGTGGCAGTCTCGACTCCAGCAGGGCGCAGACGAAATCGGGCAGATCCTCCAGGCGGCGCCGCAGTTAATGCCGCTCATCGGCCCGACGTACTTCCGCTTCCGTGACTTCCCCGGAGCTAAGGAAATCGCGGACCTGCTGAAGAAGATGCGGGAAAAGCAGTTCCCCGGCCTCGAGCCCGGCGATGAGCAGCAGGGGCCGACCCCGGAGCAGGCTCAGGCTCTCGGCCAAGAAAATCAGATGCTTAAGCAGCAACTCCAGCAGGCCGCGCAAATGTTGCAGCAGGAGCAGGCCAAGCAACAGGCGATGCTCGCCAAGGCGCAGATGGACAACCAGACGAGGTTAGAGATCGAGCGAATCAAGGCGCAAACGGACCTGATGCTTGCGAAGCTGGACGCTTTCGTGAAGGCGACGGAGGCGGCGAAGGATCGGGCACATGAGCATGGCGTGGTGGCTCACCAGGCGCAGCAGGACATGCTTGCGGACGCCGCGTCCCAGATGCTCGCTGCGAAGGTTGAGCCGTTGCAGGCTCCGCTCGAGGGCGAGGAGCCGATAGGGTCGCAGGCAGTAAGCGAGGGGCTCTGATGGTGGTTGTCAAGATCAGCCGGCGCGAACTCCAAAGACGCGCTGATGCTGCGCTGGACGTGCGCCCTGCGGTCCAGGCGGCGCTGAACAACGAACGGCTCGACCGGATGCGTATCGAGGGGCTGGAGTCGATCCTGCTGCACCGGGGATTTCGGGGGCGGCTGCGGTGGCTGCTGACGGGGAAGTGAGTCCTCGGCCATTCCCTACTGACGGTAGGGCGCCCCGGCCGATCCTGAGCCCTGCCCTACAGGTTTTCAGGGCTCCGCTTGAGCGGTTCTCTTTGGAGTGTCAGCGGGGACCGGGACGTATGGCCTTTGCTGGATCGACTACCAGCCCGTTGCCCGGTAGAGACTGCGGCGTTAACCGCAGGAGAACCTTTGCGCGGATCGACCGTCCTGTGGGTCCTACGGAGCTTCAAGGTGGTCCGATGGCTCGCCGCTGTCGCTCCGTCGCCGCCCCGGCGAGCCATGCTCACGGTTGGGAGAGTAGTGGGCGCGGTGGTCGCTTTTTCCTGTGTTTGCCCGCTATTTCTCCGCATCACGCCAAGAGGAATAGCACACGCCATGTCGCGGATGTCCCTAGGTGTCGCACTATTTCTCACGGGGCTGGTTTAGCAGGCGTCGCGGCGGGAATGTTACAGACTGAGACAGTATTTTCGCGGGCTAGGTGCCCCTAAATGGACGCTTTGGACATTTCGCAGCCTCGCGTAAATGTTGTCCAAGCGTGTCTAATCTCTCGGAGATGTAGGGCTACCCTCTATAACTGGATGAAGGCTGGACGTTTGGATTACGTGATTCTGCCGAGTGGTCAGCGGCTGATTTACGTTGACAGCCTTATACGGGAGCCGAAACTGTGACCAGCCCCGCAGTCCAGATAGATGACTTCTCCGTCACGTCCTCGGACGAGACGCCCGAGCAGATCAAGGCCAATTTCGCCACCGAGGACAAGGCCGAGCCTCTCAAGGCGAAGCCGGCGAAGCCGATCCCGCCCGTCCCCGCAGAGCCGACGCGCAATCCTGACGGCAAGTTCCGCCCCGCCGAGAACGTCCACGCGGAGCCGGCCAAGGATGCCGACGAGGATGCCTCTGAGGACGAGCAGGACGAGCGCCCAGAGCACGAACGGCCACTTGGCAAGCCAAGGCACGACCCTAGGGCCCGGATGCTCCAGGCGACCCGCCAGGCGGCCGAGGCCAAGCGCGAGCGGGATGCCCTCGCCGCCGAGAAAGCTCGGCTCGAGGCCGAACTCGCGGAACTTCGCAAACCTCCTGCGGCACCCTCCCAGCCGACCCCTAGGCCCGGCACGCAGGCTGATGGCGACCCGGAGCCGCAGGAGGACCAATTCGAGAACTACCGGGACTATGTGAAGGCTCAGGCCCGGTGGGAGGCGCGGCAGGAATTCGCCGCCCGCCAGCAAGAGGCTCATCAGCGCGAGCAGGCTGTCCGCATCGAAGCGGCCCTCGAAAAGCGCGTGACCGGATTCCGCGAGAAGATCGAGACATTCGCCAAGGCCGATCCCACGTTCGCGGAGCGCGTGTCCCCTGAGATCCTAGACCTCAAGCCGCTGTCCATGCTTGAGCGCGGCGAGCGTCCCACGGTTTGGAACGCTATCGCTGAAGAGATTGTCGGCTCGGCCGATGCTCCACGGCTGATGCTGCACCTATCGGAGCACCCTGACGACTTGCAGCGACTTGCGACGCTGGGACCGCGCGATCTGGTCCGCGAAATCGCAAGAATCGAGACGCGGTTGGATGCTGTTACCGCAGGCGCAGCGCCTCCCGCAGTGAGCAAGGCGAAACCTCCCGTGCGGCCTGTAACGGGATCGCCACATGCTGCCGTGAGTGACATCGACTCCGATGAAGTTCCCTTCGATGAATACGTAGTGAAGGCGAACGCTCGGGATCGGCGACCACTCCCACGGCGGTAATTCGGCGCTTCACCGCGCCTCGGTTTGGAGTAATCGGTGCCCAACACCCTCGCAACTCCCACCTGGGTGACGAAGGAGGTCGCGCGAGGCTTCGTCAATAGCCTCAAGTTCGCCGCCAACGTCAACAGGACCTACGACGATCAGTACGTCCAGTC